CGAACAGTATCCAAGTTACCACGATCCAATAGATACTCGTAATCCTTGCTGACTGTCCATGTCAAATTACCCTCACCAATGGTGACGGTAAGCTGCTGGGGCAGAAAAGTGATAACAGCATCATCGACTACGCCAGTCGAAGTAGCGGGCGTAAAGGCGATATTTACCGTTGGCCCCGAAGTACTGGGAGTTCTAGCCGTTACAGTATGAACGGGGCTATCCACCTCGCCTGCGATAGTAAATCTCGCACCGATTGGGACTAGATCAGTAACAGTAGTATTAAGAGAAACAGCATCAATATCTAAAGATGTGTCACCACTAGCAGCGGGGGAAACCACATCCACAGCAGCGGTGCCACTTAGACCGTCTTTGATGCGAATAGTCGCATCTCGTAGTTCAATTCTTGCCATTGTATTATTCCTCACCGGTTAGGCATAGAGTCATATGATAGGACGTATCCACTGAAAGTTGTCTCAACCTATGAACGGTATCAACCTCACCAAAGTGGAAAACTTTTATACTGTCTCTCTGTCCATTTAGGACTCGGAGACACCCGATGGAAGACACCCCATCGTCATCAACGCCGCTGCCGTATTTTATGACGTTTATTAGCTCTGCGGCCCGTGCAGCTAACACGCCTGCCATTTCAACACCATTTAAGGCGTTATCCACTGTGCCATCCATGTGGGAGAGGATCAGTATATTAACCTGAACTTCAAAAATCCAGTAATTTGTACTGGCTTCGTAAATGTCAGGTCCATTGACTCGAATCTCAACTCTCTGAGGTGTATTACTAAACTGGTGGTCTCTCTCTTCGAGTTCCTCCACCAACGAAGCATACCCGTTTGAATTGGCGGTTGTCTTAAAGTGTTGTCCAACAGACGCCTGGACCCATTTGGGCCAATTTGGATTATAAGACATGTATACCCCCCTGAGTGATATCCAACAAACTTTTCCCAGTCAACTCATGTATTTGTTGTGGGATGACGCCAATCAGTTCTTTGGCTAAAACTCTGTACAGAGAATCAAATTCAGTGTCCTCAATGGTCTCAATCTCGTAGCGTTTGCCATTGTAGATGATGTAATCATCTTGATCAATCTCAAAACCCGATGGTAAGTCACGTGGGTCAATTAAGAACCAACGCGCGCCACTATCAAAAAACCCACCGTAAACGAATTCACTATCTGAGGCGACTATAGAAGTGGTCTGCCTCTGTTGTCTCTCTAATTTTACGGGCATTATGACTGCCCTGTCTATTTTATGGACTTCTCTCCCTGTGGATGTTTTTACCCCAGTAGTTATATCAGTGGCATGCAACCCTTTTTTGTATACATAAATTGTGCCACCGTACAACCTCTTCAGGGTGTATATTGCTGACCTTATTCTCCGAGTCTGATTTCTGTTTATCATGGTACTGTACCGAAGAAAAAAGTGTAGACACCTGTAATAATAGCCCCTACAACGGTTGTCACAACAGTCCATAATACTCTTGCCGTTGTGTGTTGGGCTTGTGTAAGTCTGTCGACTTCAATAACAAGTCCGGGTTTGCTGCTAAGCCTATCGCCCAGTAAGCAAGCCTTAATATCCTTGGTATCTTCACATAGGCTCTCCAACATGGCCCGTTGTTGAATCTGCTCTTCGTGCAGACCAAAATTGGTGGGGATTTCCTTTGCTTGTGGGGGCATGGGGGGTTATACCTCATGTAAGTTGTTACCAGATCCTTAACGAATCCTTATTATAGGGGGCTTCCCCCGAAGAGACTGGTTAGTCCCCTTGGGGGAAGCCCCAGATTTCTCTGAGGCTTCCGTCGAAATTAACCAAGCAACAGGGTTGCGAGGTTGCTATCCAGTACAGCAATACCAGCCAGCAAGTCAAGTACAACCTTGGTGCCTTGGGCATCAATGTCGTATTGCATGGTAGCTCGCATTGCAATATCGTTATGGGAAGCCACGAACGAACGGGCACCCATAGTCGAATCAGGACGTGCCAGAGGGCGAGTGACAAGAGCCACAGCGTCCCGGTTAAAGGCTACGTTGAAGTCACCGGCTGGACCCGGATACACTTCATCACCATCAGCTACGTTGGTGTCCAGGGGACGATCCAACAGAACAGTGCTAGTAGTCGAAGTAGAAGCTTCAACTTCAATCACTGTGTAAGTGTGACGAGTGCCAAGTGTGTTTCCAAAGGAAACCAACTGACCCACAGCCAAGTTCTTACCAGCGGCATGGGTATCAACCACAATCGCCTTGGTATAACCAGCAGGGTAAGCTGCACCGGCTTCGGCATGGTTGTAAACCGTGATAGAAGCACCACTGGAAACAGCGAACTTAATAGCTTCGTTCAAGGTTACAGCCGTGGTATCACCAGCAGCGCTCGTGACATTCGTGGCCCAAGTTGGTTGGTCATTACCACCAAGGATAACATACTCACCAGCCGAAACCACAAAACTTGTCAGATCCACTTCAGTCAACGTACCAGTTTCACCTGGGTCAATTGCACCAGAAGTTACACCCGAAGTAACGTCACGCCCCTTAGCGGAGCCAGCCATTACACCATTTACGTTCTGATCCATGAACGTGTCGAAACCGAGGATGCGTCCAAGACGAGCTTCCTCAAGGGCCGTACCCGCATCACCACGCTTCTCGGCACTGATGAACAACTCAGTTTGTAGCATCGAGGTTTCAGACCCCGGTGCCAACACCAAACGACGACCGGACGTAAACGCAAGATTGCGATTAAGTCGTTCGCGAGCTTCCAACACCGTATCCTTGGCGTTAGTGGACGAGAGAGCGGTCAAGCGACCAACACGATCATCGGGACCACCGATCAACGAGTGAGCCAAGCGACCCAAAATTGCACGGTCGATACCATTACCCATTGCCTTCATAGCAGGCTCCAGGTGGATGGCAATCAAGTCCTGCATGGACTTGGATCGTTCGCCATCCTTAATTACGAAACCAGCATAGAAATGCTGATTCAGCGGAACTTGAACATTATTCAATACAGCATCGTTGTACTGAACAGTGTCGCTATCCGTCTTTCGACGAATGCTCATGTCCGCAGGTTTTCGAGTGTTCACCACATCACCGAATTCGGCAATCTGGTCACTAAAGTCACGATGCACCAAAGCACCCATGACCAAATTCTCTTCAAGAACCGCAATAGATTCTCTCGACCACAATTCTGGTATAAGCATATTTGTTACTCACACATGTTATGTGTGGGACAAGCCATTTCTGCTTGTCTCTGCATGTCTCCATGCAGATCAGATCATGTCATCATCACCCAATGTAAACAACTTTGTAACTTGTGCTTTGTTTTATCAGATTCTTGTTCTAACAGTATGTTGCAAGCATGGCAGACCACACCCAAAACCCTATCCACATGGTGAATAAAGGGAGGGTGGTCAAACTCAGAATCACAACAGTCACAATTAGTAACACTTCTTAGGATGGATACTTCATCAAAGGTTAGTTTATACTGCTTACATCTGACGTAAACCTTATAACACTCCCTACAAGATGTACAATAACCATATTTACCACTTTTGTATTTCTGTCTATAGAATTTACTAAGTGGGAGACACTTATTACAAAATTTACACTGACGGTGAGCCGGGCGTGTGATCGTTGAGGGGTCAGTCTCCATTGGCTGACTTCCCTGCAAATTTTCTCTATCAAAGAGGTTTTTACGTGGTTTAGACATAAATTCTATACAGGATTTAATCCGTTGTAAATCCCGTTCTGTTTCCTGCCTCAACGCAATATTACAAAACATGCATACCACACCTTTAACTTTGTGGTTAACGTGGTGTAAGTTTTGCTCACGTTTAGATTTGAACACTTCTCCACAGCAGAGACATTTGGGTTCAAGGTAGAATTCTTTTGCTTGTTCAACGGTAATCCCTAGCCTACGGCTACTACCCATTAGTTGCCAGCAGATTTTACAAGTGGGTCGAAACTTCTTATTATCCTTTCGGAAATGAAACTCAGAATCACTTTTTAGGGTATCACATTTGTTACAAGTCTTCACCATCGTACTCTTTGCCTTTCAAGACGTTCTTGCATATAGCCCAGTTCGTACTAAGGGTCACCCCCTAGTAGGCCCTTAATCAAGCATCGTTACTATTGACGTAGCACGCCAAATAATTCATCTGAAACATAAGATGTTTCTCCATTTCAAAGTGTACCGATTTAACGGCATAAATAGTTAAAAGCGATACCCCAACGAATCTTTAGGGTTTATCGTCTACTTTTAAGTCCGAGAGCCGCTGGGTTCTTCTTTCGGAGTTCAAAGTATTGATCGTCGGTCAATCGAGATTGATCGACTACACCCTCCCCGGCAAATGCGTCACCGGTACCGGAGCTAGAACCAATTCCCTCTCGAATGTTATTCTTGAAGAAATTACCCCATTGCCCAGGATTCTTTTTCATATGCTCTACGGCTTCGTCAGGCGTCATTTGAAGCTGCTCGTAAGCACCAGAATCCTCATTTTTTACTTCCATGTCAACCATAGGCACCAACTTACCCGTAGGTTTGTTGTCACCATCAAGTTTTTCAACCAGTCGAGTCTGACCACGTAGTTGAGTGATGATCTGGGTTGGATTGAAAGCATCATGCTTAATCGCTGCCTCTTGCAGTTCCCGTTTGATCGTAGACTCAGTGAACATTCCTTGCCACTTATCAACTTCTTTGGTCTTAACGTCCAGTTGTTCCTTGTATTGATTTTCAGCCTTCTTCTTCTCTTCGGCTAAAAGTTGTTCTTTTGTTCTGTACTGTTTGCGAACATCATCAAGCTGGTTTTCAAGCTTATCTCGCTCCTCAGTACTAAGGTTTTGATTTTGCAGTAGTTCATTGTAACTGGCTTCTAGCTTCTCATAACGATCTCTTTCCTTTCGTTTTTCCTGAGACATAATCTTGTTCACTTCGTCTTGAGTGAACCTTCGGTCAGCAGGTGGATCAACAGGTGGATCAACAGGTGGATCAGCAGGTGGATCAACAGGTGGATCAACTGGGGGATCAACTGTATCACCATCATAACAAGCAACAAAATCAGTCAAAAAAGCATTAAATCCAAAAATCTTCATTATTTCCCCAATCGGAATATAAGTGTGTTCCCCGTAAGTTGATGTAGTGGTGCCGCTACGGGTGGTCGGCACGTGTGGTCCTAGGATACCCTAGGATACCCTAGATAATCTAATATGGTCATCGTCACGGAGGAAAGGCTTTAAGTATTTCCAAGCCGTAGCAGATGGTATACCATTTAGGATGTGTTCAAGTGGCTCTTGATTTCTGTTGTAAGCTGTTTGTACAGAACCAATACCGTGAAGTTGTACAGGTATATTTTCCATTTCAATATCAGGATCAACGCCATCAAGTAAAGCATAAGCAATTTCGTATGTAGACCACTTGATCTTCTCAGGAACTGCTGTGTCTTTACCTCTTGGAAATTCGTTCTCTTGGGCAACATTAGCGGCCCTAATTGCTTCTTGGTTTGCTGCCCTGTAGCTGCTTATAGAGGAAGACGTACCGTCTGTGTTTGCTGTAATCAACGCACAGACAGAGTTCTTGTCTCCCTTGAAGTTCAGCTGGTCAATTATTCTCGTGGCAGCAACCAATGACTTAGTTCTGTCAGTTGCAGATGCAAGAGTCCAGGCAGTCTCATGGAGCTTATCATCAAAAAACGTCTGAGCGTCTTGGACTGTAACGTATGCAGTGGTCATTATCTCACCTTCTTACCCTTACCCCTCACTGGGGGCTTTGTGGTACCCTTTGTATCAGTGTTAGAGGCATCATCACGCTCTTCTTTTCCTTCCTTACCATCAACTGCTAAGTCATCCACTCCTCTAGCACCCATCTTCTCAGAGCTTTGAGCCTTTTGAATCCTTGCGACTCGTTTAGCATGATCAGTTTCAGCCTTCGGAATCTCAAGCTCCCCATTGAACCCGAGAGCATCAGACAAAGTGATATCAGAAGCCAAACCTTCTTCCTTAGCCAGCTTGATAACATCCGGGTCACTTGTTGCGTATGTCGCATCGTCGATCTCCTTAAAGATTTCGTCTAGTACCTCAGGAGAAACCCGTCCCCCCAGTAAAGATGACACAGCGTCTTTTGCTAGCTCTTTCTTAACAGTTCGCCCAGGGATGGCATAAACCATCTTGGTGAGCTTCTCAGCCTCAGATAGTCGCTCTTCTGCACTCTTGAGTCTGTATTGGTCTGGGTACTTGATAACTACAGTATCACCAGAATCCTTCCCTTCATAGGTGGACCAGTGATTGGCAATCTTTCTTTCTGCCGTTTCCAAGACGAGTCCGATGAAGGCAAGACCTGATTCTAACCCTTGGTTATCCATATTTCTGGCTTCGCCAGACGCACGACTATTACCAAGCGATACAACAGCGAGATTCACTAGCTTGCGAATATCATTCTCAAACTTGGTTTGTAGCTCCATAGAAGCCCGCAGGGGGTCACTAGGAGGGGCAATGAACCCCGGTCTCTCCATATTGGGACTGTAACTCCGACCATCTACAGAACCGACTTTTACAGCATTCTGAGAAGCAGCTTGACCACCCGACGTTGAAGTTCCGTCTTCCAGGACTTCGCTCTTGAGGTGATTCGACTGTGCCCGAGTATCTACCTGCTCTGTGTAGAATGGGAAGTTAGCCTTCAAAGCATATGATACATCTGAGGAGGTGAGATTAAGTAATGCAATCTGGTGCTTAGAAATATCTCTTAGGAGGCTATCTCCAATATCCAGCATCACAAAGGGTATCTTACGCAGTCGTAACTGTGTACCCAGACCATCAGAGGGATTGCCCATAGAGTCTACAGCTGCACCATCTGTGTTGAAGAATTGGTATCTTACAAACCCCTCTTCATCTATCCAAACTAACCGGTACCTCTCAAACTGTGTACTCGGCAGCGACACACCACTAAAATGTGACTCGTACCCCACACACCAATCACGGAGGAGCACGGATTGAAAGTCACTGGACTGTTCTGGTCTCGAACATTTCCAAGACAAGATGTCTTCGACTCGGTATGTGTAGAGATAAGGTTTGGCTTGTGCAGCTTCGGCTAGTGTCGGGCCATTTACTGGTAGATTATCCACATAGACCCCTACCCGACCCATAGTGAGCATCTCTGGGAGGATCTCTGTGCCAATGAAATGATTGATTGAAGAACCCCGGCGATCAACCCCTCCTTCGTAACCTTGAATGGCAGTTTTGTATGATAGACTGCCGCCACGCCGACTGATGTCGTTCATACGATGAAATACAGAATTCTTAATATCTGTAATGGCGGCTTTCGCAAATCCAGGTACAGGTGTTATCTTCAGTCTATTCTGGAAGTCCTTAAAGCTTTCTCTATCCGAAAACTGGTCCAGATACGCACGAGTGAAAGCCTCGCCGCCTTCCCAGACCAATCGCCAAGTATTCCAATCCGGCAGATTGAAATTATACTCGGGATGGCGAACAGAGGTTATGTTTGCGGAGGCTGTCATCTAATACTCCTTAAAGAAACTTACCGATATTTTGATTTGAAATATAAGAGACGCCACATGGTAGAGCCATCTCAGCATAATTTAATGCATGTGCAAAATGGTCTGGCTTGCCATAATTTTTGTATACGGCGACTGGGTTACCAGCTCGGTCTTCTTCATAAATCCTGACGATGTTTTTAACGTGTTCGCCCACAGACCTCGGTAAATCGGAGGGCAACTCAATGGAGCCAGAATAAAAACGGCCAATAGATATGTCTAACCAATTGGTTCTATCAACTGTCGCCAATGGTGCGTATGTTCCATTATCTTCGATAGCCATTTCTTTACCAGTCTTCCCGCTCCGGTATCTATTTAACCAAACAAATCCTGGAAATCTCCTAGCGAATCTCCTGGCTTCTTGGATATTTGGATCGGCATCGACCATGCAAGCTTTAACTTGCCACTCGTGCATAAGCCTGTCGGGCATAACTTCCCAATCTTCCTCAAAGAAGGTTCCCGCATCCAGTACTTTGCAATAAGCACTCCCATTGAGATCCAGCGAAGTTATATCGTAAGTCCAATCGCATATTACCCAGTAGTTCGTTTTACCCTGGTCAAGACCAAGGGTGATCATACGCTTCTCGCCGGGTTGAACTGATCTTTCCTTACATCTGTAACCACCACCACGTTTTACAGCTTTAAGGACCAGCTCATCCGTGACTTTTGATTCCTCGCCAACAAAGGCTTGTCCCAAAACAGACTTGTGGAACTCTTGATTAGCAAAACTGTTCGTCAATGACTTAAAATAGTCAATTGCAATTTCAGCTGGCGAAACTGTATAACTGTAAATTTGATTGATCGAGAAGCCACGTCTGTCTGGATCTGTGCCGTGTATTGTTGGCTCCCAGTGTCCTGTGTTTGTTAGTGCTTGCAGTTTATCATCTTGTTTGAATATCCCAGAAGAGTCAGTGAAGCTCTTATATTGATATCCGCACATAGTACATTGAATGAATGATTTATAACAATCAGGGTCATTCATATCTTCGCCGCAGATATGCATACTCTCAGGGAATACGAATTGATCAATTTTGTTACAACCTGGGCACCTGAATCGAAACATTTCTTGAGTGGATTTTTCAAACTCAAGACTTACACCATGTCCGGGGACAGTTGGTGTAGAAATATACCAAACCTTCTTTTCTGGCTGTCCACGGAGTCGGTGAAGAGCTAACTCAATCTGAGACTGATCCATTTCGTCTAATTCATCAAGAATCAAAGTAGAAACAGGTATTGATTTTAAGTTAGAGTCACCACGGCTACCACGGATATACAAAGATGTGTTGTTAGCCATTTTCAATCCAACCTTATTGGCGTCTGTAAAGACACCTTTAAGATAATCACTCATCCTGAGAGCGGGATTGAATCTAGTTTGGGAAAAGTCTGACGCTTCACCAAGTGTGGGTAAAACATAAAGAACATTTTTCTTCAACACATCCACAGTATAAAGAGCTAGGTTGATCCCCACTTCTGTGAAACCAGCTTGTGCTGATTTCATCGAGACATTCCACGTTGCTTTGGTATCGTGGAGTTCTCGGCACCAGGGGTGGTACTTGAAAGTGTATGGACCAGGAAAAGGTGGACCCATTATACGACGTTTTTCAGCCCACTTTGAAGGGGTAGATATAGCTCTACCCAAAACTTGGTCTTTAAGGGTCTTACGAAACTCATCCATCATGGTCATGGGCTGTTCCTTACGCGAAGTAGTAAACCTTTATAGTCATGTAGTCAACCTTTGCGGTACCCTGGGCATCCCCATTTTCTACTGCTTTCATCACAACACCAAACCCGAAGGCGTTGATGTCAGATGGAGACCAGGACGCACCCCATAGATCGGAGTCCCCACCATATGTTGCTGTAGATTCTGTGGTAGGCCAAACTGTCGCACTTGCTTTGTTAGTTGATTCTGTAACACCTCCACGCAAGAGTGAAACCAGAGAATCTGTTATATCATTTGAACCAAAGTCCCTTTTTCGGTGGATTGCAACCTCAATACCAGCAATAGTTGCTGTTCCAGGGATAGAAAACCCAAAACTCTGTCCACCAAGACTATTAGTTGTCTGATTATTTAGTGTAGCTTGAGAATAGCTGTCGTCAGATGTCTCAATCCGAACGGGGTTAATCCAAGCTACATCAAAACCACTACCAGAGAAGCTGGAGCCAGGTGACTTAAGTACTGATACTGGTAGGACATTCAGAAGTCCTATATTAATTAATCTTGCCTCGATTTCCTCTATTCTGGTTCGGTTGTTGTCAATCACTGCTGAATCAGCAGTAGAGGTGCTGGTTTCCACCTTAGCAGTTAATGCGTCTTCTTGATATAACTTAATAATCGTCCCAGCCTCTGTTCGGATGTGTGGAACTGTGTTGCCAGCAACTACATCCTCTGCCCAGATTTGAAAAATATCAGCGGGGGAATTCGTGGGTGTTGAGTCTGCTGCCCCAAACGACATTATTTTATCCGAAGAGTTTCCGAAACTATTCGTCCACCAGCCTATATTGCCAGTACCCTGTTTCAAGAACATAGCTGTCGCAAGAGACGTCCCACCTTCTCTATAGCTCAACTTAAAGTCAGAATTACCATCTGTGGAAAATATAATCTGTTCAACACTGGAATCGCTAAAACCTAAGATACAACCACCAGTCGCATTTAAGTCAATTCTTGAGACTATGGAGTCAACTCTTCCAATAGTTAGAGTTGGAATATCATCATCGGTCCCTGTGACTTCAATTGTGTTTGCTCGGAATATGTTATTACCAAAGGTGAAATTTCCACCGGATTCTGGTTGAATAAGCAACCTAGAGTCGCCCGCAGCAAAGTCAAATGCTGTGAGTGAAACACCATCTGCCGAACCAGCCGGGGCATCATCTGTATTTGCTATAAATAATGAACCAGTACCTGTATTTGAGGGTTGCCCATTTATTCCTATATTCTTCAAACTATCAATTATGAGAGTAGTGTTATCACCAGCCGAACCTAGGGGTGCCAACTGTATCCTGTTTGTGCCTACACCTATCGCTGCAATCTGTACTTGGTTATTTGATGTATTGTCTATTGTAATTTTGGCTACATCAGTCCCAGCTTTTCTAAAATCAATCGTCGGCTTGCCTGTGTGATCAATGACTAATCTTTCACAATCTATAAAGTCATTGACTGTTAAGGTGTCTGTTATAACCACATCACCAGGAAATATCACATCATCAATAAGGAAACAGACTTCATTCCAGACAGCAAGTCCGGTTGCATCGTCTAGACAGAAAAATACGCTACCTGTACTTGTGTTGTACCAACGTGATCCCACTTCGTAGTTTTCTGTGTTGTCATTGTTCTTTGTGGGGTCTATTGTAGCGTACTTTGTAGGAGGAACTCTATCAGCCAACTCAATAAAATTGTTATTGATTAAGAGTCCACCTGCCCCAGAGGGGTCAGGGGTTCTAATTGTTAAACCTTTGTAAGTAGTGGATGACATATTAAGGTTCCAATAGAAGGGTGTCTAGTTGTTCCACAGTCAGTGTGTCGTACTGTGCAGTTGTTAAAGTCGAGTAGTACAACACTGGTCGCACAACATCTGACTCTTGCACCAATAAAACCTGGTTGTCACAAGTTCTGACGAAGATGGCTTGTCTACTTACGGAGTCCGTAGCAGAGATAGAGTTTTCAGCACTCTTATTCTGTAGCCTAGTGGAGATTGCTTGATGTGTTAGAGTTATTGCGTTTTCAGCTGTCAAAGTAATGAATGTAGTTACATCACTGTTTTGTGACAGTGCCACTGTGTTACCACACGTTAGTCCAAAAACGCCAAGCCTACTTGCAAGTTGTGTCAGTGACAGTGTGTTACTAGCAGTTCTATCAAAAACAGACAGTGACTGGCACAACTGTGACAAGATTAGGGAGTTGGAGGATGTTTTTTGAACTATTTTTATCAGTTCATTAAGTTGAGTAAAGCCAAGTGGGCTATTTGCGGTTACTATAACTGTATCAACTACACCTGTGGCGGACCCAGTTATAACGATTGCACTGTTAGCCGTGAGGTTTAAGACAGCGTTCCTACTAGCTTGTTGGGTTAAGACCAATGCGTTGCTAGGAGACAATATAACATCTAGTAGTCCACTAGCCTGCTGAGTTATTACTATAGTGCTCGAAGCAGTGGGGTTCGCAACTATGTTTTTAGATGCAGCTTGGGTTAAGACTAATGCGTTGTCTGCTGACCGTATCTTAGCTCGTATAACATCAGCTATTTGCGTAAGACTAACTGTGTTACTTGCTTCAAGCTGCAATGATTTGTTGAGTTCAGCAAGATGGTCTAACTCCAAGGTACTCGAAGCCGTAGGACTTATACTACGAACTAGGTTCAATAGTTGGGATAGAGACAGAGCATTGCTGGCTGTGAGTACCCTGCCACCGCCGTCACCGTCACCGCCACCACCGCTACCCTTAGATATGAAGGGTTCACGACGTACTGTATCAGTGAATCGTTGTGAACCTGTACTATCCATGCTTACCTCTGACGCTCAGGAGTTTTGTACAAAGATATGTTAATTTCAGCTCCAGCAGTTGCTTCAATGAATTTGAGTGTACTTAGGTCACCAGTGTAGTACATATCAAAACCAGTTCTTAGGACCATCCCAACTGAGGTGGTGGGGTCTGTCCCATCATCCCGCCATCGTACATCCTGGTTGAGAGCTTGGATCAAGGCTGCTCTGGCGTTGTTGATTCCTGGCACACCAACTGCTGAGTCAAGGTCGGTTAATTGACGGTACCCAGCAGGTGCCATATTACCATCGGTTGAGGCAAAAGCCATCGTTTATTCTCCGCTGTAGGTGTAAGTTTCGGTGTCCGTCTCAGTGTCCGTCTCAGTGTCCGTCTCAGTGTCCGTCTCAGTGTCCGTCTCAGTTCTAGGGACATCATGGATATCAGAGTCGAATTGAACCCACACTCCACGACCCTTATCCGCTTCGTAGTCATAGGTATAAGTGGGTCCTAACGGATTTCTACCCTTATCGACTGCTTGGCACAGGACTCTAGGGTCAACAGGACAGTCTGGGAGTGTGATGGTACCACAAGGCTGCTGTGAATTCAACACAACGTCGTCATAACACACAGAGATCTGTAGCAATCCACCAAAATCTGTGTACGGGTGTGGTCTAGGTAGAGTCGTCATTTTGTTTTCCTATCTTATTAAGTTGATCCCGTAAGAGATTTAGTTTTTCTAAATCTAATCCTGGGACTCCCAAGAGTTGGTATTGAGCTAATTTCTGGATATCATTTTCCAGTGACACAAGGGCTAGCTGCCAAGCCTGGGAATATTCTTCAAGTGGGCGGAATTGAAATAAGTCCGTAGGACGCGAGTAGGTCTTGGTACGAAGGGGAGGGCCTCTATTTTCTAGGGGGTTCCTACGCATCAGATTAGAACCAACAGAGACATTAGAACCTTCAAGATGGTGGTCCAGTTCTCATAGAGCCACTCCAGGAGCAGCTCCCAACTAACCCGAGTCCAATCAATTCCTTGGCGTCTAACATGAACGTTGGCTCGGAACAGAGCTAGAAATCGGATGTTTCTTGGTCGCCCATTGATGTCACGGTATAGTGGATCTCCTGAGCTAAGCAGCTTCATGGCCTTGGTGTTGGCTTCTGCTAGCGATGGCTGCGTCGCATACTTCGTCTCTTTGTCTACCTTAGCGGCCACTTCTTGCATGGCGTCTTGTAGTCTGTCAAACATATTAAAGTCCTTCGTAGGGTTCTTGTGTAATTGGCTCTAGTCGATCAGTGAACCATTTTTTGCTTACAACTCCGACTGCTCGCTCAACTTCCCGACCCCCGTCAAAGACGACAACAGTTGGAAAGGCTCTGACATCGAATTTGGCGTCCAGATTCGGCTCATCCATTCGATCTACAACGTAGAGCAGAACTCTATAATTTTGTTTTCTTAGACTCTCGATTGTGGGATACAGCCTCTTACATGGACCGCACCACGACATAGAGAAGATCACAACATAGTTCTCTTTGCAGTAATTATTTTTACATACAAATGGAGGGCAGCTGCACGCTTTACAGGGACAATCTACATCTTGTCGTATGGTGATTTGTCCGTTGTAGGCTTCTCGGAGTCGCTGTCTCTCTGGTGTTTCTTTTGCTCTGGCTGGCTGGGCGTCTGTGCCTTGGAATACCCGAGTCTGTCTAGTACTTTGTGCATCAGGGCTGACAAGCTTTGAATAAACTTCTGCCAGTTTATCTTTTTGCCCCGGATTAGGCTCAGCACCAAGTTTCGTTGTAATGATACAAACTGCCGCCATAATGAAAGCCATTTTAACATAATTCATTTGATTTCCTTAAATTGCATTGTATTTACTTATGCTTCCCAGATTATACTTGGAATTACCACCAGCCGACTATCTAATGTCCAACTGGTGCTCTCAAACACTAGCGACACGATTATTAACTCACCCGCCACGATGGTGTCGGCATCCAAAACTGTTTTATTCTCGCGAAGATCACCTGAATCACCGGCTACCCAGTTAATGGTCTCGGTGCCTTCAGCATTTAGGGCGGTATCTAGCTCAAACAGATCCTCTCCAACACCATATGATTTCCATTTCACGTTAAGCTTTGCATCGCCAAGACCCAAACTGAGAGCCCAAATTACAAACTTAGCTGTCCCACCCGGCACTGGATCGGGGGTCGCGAACACAAAATCGTGTGAGGCATCGGAGGTAATTGAGCCTGCCACACCCAGCCCCTCGATATTCCGACCATTATTCAGTAAGACTGTAGGGAATGTTCGGTCGGGGGTCGCGGGATAAGCCGAAATTGGGAAAATGCGTCTGGCCATTGGTCACCTCAAAAGAGTCTATAATCTAGTAGGTCATTGCTAGTGAAGCCTTTATAATTACTAATAGCGAAACTATCACCAGCTGCACAGATCTTGTCGATTGCCTTAGAATCAGCCCAGAACGACCCTACAGGCTGTCCAAGCCTTGTACCCCCTGTGACCCAATCTGGTCCCCAAGAGTTCAGGATCAGGGCACCAGGACGCTCTGTGTCGTCTATGCCTATCACTAACATGCAATGGTTCCAATCGCCGCAAGGCTGCAAGAAACCCATACTGTCCCGACCACCAGGATTACAGTTATCACACTGGGGATTAAAACCCACACCAGAGCAAATAACTACAGGATAGCCATTGACAATTGCGTCTCTCACGTCGGAGTAGCTCTTCACAAGTGCGTAAGCGCGAACTGGGTGCTGCCTTGCAATCTCCTCAAGCTCATCAGGGATGCCAGTCTTTCCCCAATCGTCCGACCGGTTGCTACTGTATTCGCTGAGATCAATATCGCCGTAACGATCTCTGACAATTGATCCAAATTCTTTAAGGAACTGGGCGGCAAATATGCCCGCACTCCCTTCATGTCGGAGTAAGGATTCTATTTTATGCTTCTCGTAACCGATTTCGTACCTCGACCCAGCATAAATAACCTCAGCGCTCGCCTCACCCTTAAAAGACTGCCTCATCCCAATTCCGTAGATCTGGGTGGCCCCGAGTATGTCTACACCTCTGGCAAAACCCTGCCCCACACAGTCTCCGGTACCTTGGTTGTGAGGGACTAGAGGACCAATTGCCTTCTCAAGATACTTATGAAGAAGTACTCGTCTATTAGACCCAGTGCCAAGGAGTTTTTTTGGTATAAGTCTGTTGTAACGAGAGAATTTATTGGCCAGGGGGCGAACCCACCCACCCTGGACCGTTGTGTTGCCATAACAATCCTGGGGGAAAAGATTAGTGAAGCTTGCCCCAACCAAACCACCTACACCGTAATACAGGAACTTTCGTCTCTCCATCCAAACCCCCTTACTCTTACTCTTACTTACAGTGTCTCAGCGTACCGCCTCAACCCATAAGCAATTGCTTTCCAAATTCGGATATGATCCTCAGTGGTTTGCAATTTACTATCTACGGCCAAGCGCTTCAACTCTGTTGCAAGTGCCTCTCGGAATGGACTCCAATCTTCTAGTCTCTCTCCGAGTGCGTCTTTGTTGGAATTGTAAGTAGCAGCTACGATATCTCCGGGGGTAGTTAATGTACCCCCTTCCATGATTAGCGCTACACTTGAGAACGACTGGGCCAGAACCAAAACATCGTCACGTTTTGTTTTGGAATCTACCCTGTCACACCACCCAGAAATTTTACTCCCCAGGTTGTCCGAGGGCGTGGCTGGATCACCAATAACAGTTACCGTGTGAATTGCAACATCACATTGGTCTCCCATCGCACACGCCACAATGAATTGGAATTCACCACCAACTCCACTGCTAAACACTACTCGACGGCCATCATCTATAATAAGATGGTTACCAGAAGGCATCAGCCACTTAAAACTACTCGCAGTGGATTTCTCAACAGAGATAATAGCCAAATCACCAATTTTTATTTTGGTTGGCCCTTCCACCATCAGTTTTAGCGGAACTGGGGTAGCTGGGGTATTTGGGTCTTGTGAGTAGGTGGTTGCTGGTAGTAATAGTAATAGTAATAGTATGAAGCTCTTCATTACTTACCCCTTGACGCTCGTGATAGGCTTACCAGTAATAATTCTCAGTATTACATTGGCTACACCCACACCTGTGACGATGAGAGCCACCAACGAAGCATTGTCAGCGATAACTTCGCTGCCAGCCATGTAAGTACCAATACCAATTGCAGCGGTAAGAAGATTAACCCAAACCGTTTTGGACTGAAATAGACCTTTACCCATGATTTTCTCCTTTTGTTTTACCGGAATCTTCAATTGCTGCAAAGATCCGGTCGCTAATTGCTTCTAAAAGTTCATCCTTAGTGGGAATCCCTGTCAATTCTTCATCTAAAATAGTAGCAATATCAATTGCTAGATGTCGGAGGTGATCTTTACTTAGAGTGATACCCAGCTGTTGCTGAATCTTCATCAAGTTCACTTTCATTGACTCTAGGCGTTGCAACAATTGCGACACACCTGGAATAGCCATTGTGAGATCGGCTTCGTGCTTGATGGTGTTCAACTTCTGCTCAATTAACGCATGAAGCAACAGGATTTCCTGTTTCATGTCAAGATAATCAAGATCACCTTTTTGTTTATTGTAGGATTGTCTAAGTCGTTGGTGGTCTATGAGATACCGCTCGACTTCTTTTCGTTGATTTGAAGTGTAGCCTCTGCCCTTAGAGTGGTAGCTACAGTGTTCTCGATCCTCTAATGCAAGATATTTGCACTGACCGTTGGGGGTTGTTGATTTACACCGCCTCGGGTCGTCTGCTCTACATTTCTCTCCCATTCCGGTCCCTCCAATAGTGATGGCCTCTACTTATCTTTGGGAATTATCATAAGACTTATAACGCGGGGAGACAACTATTTTGAGAAAAATACCAAATTCCACTTGCTTTTGGCTCAGAATGTGGTATAATTAAGGTATAGCACAACCAAAAGGAGCTAAAATGGACGCAATTGATAGAGTGTTTGCATCAGTGCCTCGGTTGGGTCGGGGGTGGCGATACATACCCCTTAGCAAATTACCCATAGGCACCGAAATTCTAGTAATAACCAAGCCTCCGATAACAATGGATGAATCTGATCGAAGGGAAATTAACGGAGCGCCAGAGGGGGACTTGCTGTACTTGCCGGGGGGCCGGTACACCTTAACGGTGGTTTTGTGGCCTACACTACTACTTTCAGGGGGGAAGAGCTTCAAAGTTTGCCCGGATAGTATATTTTTAGCCCCAAGCTCTGTTTTTACTGGAAATTGTTGGCAGCGGGGGCAAAATTTAAGATTGATGACAGGTGAAATCACACGTCTTGAAGTATTAGGGACGAAGTATGTCCTAACCGACCAAGATAAGCCAGACAAGCCCCGAGTGAGACCGGTACCAAGACCACAACTGCGACAGTGGGGGAGGACATTCTGTGATAGGGAATTGTAAGGGTTGCGGAACCAGGAGCAGTGGTCTGTGGTACAAAGACAGAACCCAATGTGGCAAGTGCTATCAACGAGTAAGGCGAGACATCGCAAAGGGTATACCAGCCGCCGAAAGTGTGTGGAACATTTGGAATTCCAGTAGAGATCAAGGTAAAATCGTTAGTGGACTCTGTTTAGTCTGTGGTACAACAGACTCAGAGGACTGGAGCGAAGATGGAAACAAATGCCGGAGTTGTTTCGTAAAAGGAATAACTTTAGGCGTTTGTGATCTATGTGGCTACGATCTCCAGGTTCGATCTACTTTCTCGGGGCGTGGGCAGTTATGCTCAGATTGTTGGGAGAGCAATTTCAAAGGCTACCAAAACGGGCGATACTATCCTAAGAAACTAGGTATTTGCGCAAAGTGTAATCGGGAACTGTTTTCCCGATTTGTAAAAGAAACCTGCGAACATTGTAGAGGAAATAATGGATAATTGGACTGACTATTCAATACTAGAACTTGAAAAGATCAAAATCTGGAACGAGATTCAATATACTACGCGAGCTGCGGAGCGTGAAGAAGCACATACTATTGCGATGAAGGAGGCAGCAATGAAAAAGTTAGACTCTGAGCTATTAGTTATTCGACAGCGACTTCAGCCACACATCGTTTATGGTCCAGATATCTGTTACGACCCAAATGAAGGTAAATATAGATGCGAACTAAAGGCTTTTGA